ACACTACATTGAAGCAGGCATCACAGACAAACTAAATGCACCACAGGCTCCACAAGCACCACAGGCCACATTTGAAATGGCTGACGGCATAGCATTAGAATGCTGGGGTGATGATCAACAAGGTTATGAACTACGTCATGGCGAAAAGCGGCTGCCCAGTAGATTTAAGAGCTTGGACGATGCTGGCATGGCAGTTCGACTGTACCAAGCCCGCAAACAAAAGCAACAGCGTCCTGAGCAGGACTTGAGCCAAGATTACATAGAAGAACGATAATCATGATCATTAACGATTTATTCAATAACAATGCACTTGCTCTAACAGAAGGCGAAGTGGTGCCATTCAAACGACCCGCAGTGTCCTGGCAAAAACTACCCAAGGATGTTTTGTCATTGGCCAATGATTGGTTCTGGGCCGACTTCGAAGGTGGTGGACTACAGGCCACCATGGATCCCAAAGGTCTTGGCAGCGCATTCGCAAACCAACAAAAATACCTAGGTGCTCAACTGCAACAACGAGGCTGGGCCATTGACATTGATGATGAATATGAAAACATTGTGTTGAAGAACCAGCAAGGTCAAACAATTTTGCTGCCCATTGAGGACGCACAAGACTTCACAGGTTGGGCACAGGGCACTAATTCTGTGTCAGAGCAAGGCATGGCGGAAGGCAAAGCCGATTACAACTTTGATATTGAGGATTTGAAACGCCTTGAGCAAATTAGAGATCTAACCACACTAAAAGCACAAGCATTAGAATTAATCAGTAAACCTAGTGCCAAGCCAATGAAACCAGAAAAAGTTGAATGGTTTAGAAATGCATTGGAAAGAATGAACAGCCCCTTAAAAGTAATCAAACTCATGTATGATTTGTTGTTGAGTGGCGAAGGAAAAGCCGTGGTTGGAACCAGGTCATCAATAAACCCCAACACTTATCGTCAGAGATTTGGTGAGCAAGGCGTAGCGGAAAACATGGCTGACGACATGGCAGCCATGGCACAGAAAAAATTCCCCACGGCTTACATCAGCAAAGACGGCAAAGAAGTGCAAAAGCCAGAAAACTGGGGCAAGCGGTACACTCCTCCCGCTGCACCTCCTGCGGACTTGGAAAAGCAACGTCGTGACTTGACAGCAAAGTATCCCAACATTGATGAACTGGTTCGTCGAGCCGAACTCAATCGAGATCCCGACTACGAAATGGCCGACGGGCAGGCCTACTATGCTGCTCGTGATGCTGAACAGCACTATCAGAAACTCCGACAAATCCAACGTGTGATACAAGGATTGAATGAACACAAAGAAAGACAAAACAACATGCGTACTAAAGAAATAACAGAATCACAATTGGATGAGATCAGCTTGGACCAAATTGGTCGTGGCATTGGTGGCGTGCTTGGTGGTGTGGGCAAAACAGTTGGCGCAGTGGCTGGTGTGCCACAAGGCATTGGTCGTGCTGTTAAAAAAGGTTATCGTGGCGCAGTCAAAGGCATTGGTGGTGCTGCAGATGACGGTTCAAACCCTCGATCTGATGTGCCTGGTGCAGCCTATGGCGACACCAGCCAGGGCAAAGAATTGCCCACAGGCACTGGAGAAATAAATCCAGCCACTGGCCGTGCTTACGTACCCAGCGACTTTGGTAATCAAGCCGATGATATTGCTGCTGCCGGTGGTGCTGAAAATTCTCCTGCAGCCATTCAACAACAAATTAGAACAGTAGAGCGCAACTATCAAACGCAAATGGCCGATCTCACTGCCAAACTCAAATCTGCACAAACACAAGGTGGCGCATCAGGTCCAGCATTGTCAAAACAGCAACAAGATTACATTGCAGCCATTGGCACTGATCAACCGGCTGCTGGCGGTACATCGGTAGCACCTTCCACAATCGCTGCTCCAGACAGAAGTTATGAAGTCAATCCCACAGCACCCAGCATGGCACGTGATCCCAAAGTGCTGAATACATTGCAGGCCATGAATGCTAAAGAACTGCAAATTATCAAGAAAATTTTACAAGCACGAGCACGAGCAACAAATGAATCTGAATTGTCTGAAGTAGCGTTTGGAGATGTGTGGCGCGGCACTGGTGATCGATTAAAAAATGCCACTAGTGGAATTAGAAGTGCTGCATCCGGTGCAGCCAGTGCAGTCAAAGGTGCTGCTGCTAGTGCGGCTGACATGGCCAAAAGTGCTTATAAAACAGCCAAACCTTATGTGAAAAAAGCCGGTCAATTTGCAGCCGCTGTGCCTGGCGCTGTGGCCACTGGTGCGGGTGCAGTAGCAGGTGGAGTGGCAGGCATGAAAAATGCTGCTAGAAAAGGTTATGCCGCTGGACAAAAACACGTGGGTGGAGGTGCATTGACCATGGACGAATTGCAACAAGCTATTGGTGGTATGACTGCTGATGATGCCAAACAACTGTTGACGTTTATCAAACAACTGGAAATACAAAATGCTCCTACCAAACGCAAAGCCAAAGCCAAAACCTCAACGACCACACCAACAACTACTACTACTACTACAACACCCACTTGGACTGGCAGACAAAAAAACCTTGCCACAGTGGCAGAGTCGTTGACCTGGAGTCGAAGTTTTGATCCTGGAATGACTGTGTACAAACGCATGAAATCTGGACGTTAAGAACTCAGCCTTAGGACCGAGTCGGTATCCCCGACCGAAGTAAACGGATTCGCTACCTTTTTACTTGAACAGGGGATTTATCTCTTGACAACTCAAATTTTTGTGCTATACTAGTGTTTTAGGAGTATACATGGAAACCAAAACATTCAACGGCGATCAGAAATTGAAGTTGACAGCGATAATCAACGAAGGCATGCAGGTCATGCACGAGATTGATACCTTGCAAGGCGGCTTGACTGACACCATCAAGGCCATTGCAGAAGAGTTGGAAATCAAACCGGCTGTGTTGAAAAAAGCCATTCGCGTGGCACACAAGGCCGAGTTTGGCAAGACCAAACAAGATCAAGAACTGTTGGAAACAATTCTTGAAACTGTGGGTAAGACATTATAAATATTGTTTCGAACAGCAACGAGTCGTTCACGTCACGAACATGTAGCAAGGCTAGACCGGCCACAAACGGAGACAAATGAGTTACGTAGACGCACTATTTGATCGTGAGCACGATCGCATTCACGTGGTAGAACGCCGCGAAGGCCGAAGGCAGTACAGAGAGTACCCTGCTAATTATGTGTTCTATTTTGATGACCCTAGAGGCAAGTTTCAAAGCATCTATGGCACACCTGTGTCAAGGTTCAGCACACGCAACAACAAAGAGTTTCGCAAGGAAGTTCGAGCACAAAGCGGGCGACAAATCTATGAATCGGACATAAATCCCATCTTCCGGTGCTTTGAAGAAAACTACAAAGATCAAGACGCCCCTACACTACACACAGCCTTTTTTGACATTGAGGTTGCGTTTGATCCAGTGCGTGGGTTCTCGCCTGTGACAGATCCTTTCAATCCCATCACTGCCATATCGGTCTATCTGAATTGGTTGGAGCAACTGGTCACACTTGTGGTGGCACCACGCCACATGAGTCCTGAGACTGCTCGTGAGATCTGTGCAGAGTTTGAAAATTGTTTGTTGTTTGAATCAGAAACAGAAATGCTGAAGATGTTCCTGGATCTGATCGAAGATGCAGACATCTTGAGTGGCTGGAATTCGGAAGGCTATGACATACCCTACACAGTAAATCGTATAACTCGAGTGCTCAGCAAAGACGACACACGCAGATTTTGTTTGTGGGGGCAGTTTCCCAAGAAACGTGTGTTTGAACGCTTTGGTGCTGAAAATGAAACATACGACTTGGTGGGTCGTGTGCATATGGACTATATGCAACTGTATCGCAAGTACACTTATGAAGAGCGGCACAGTTACAGCCTGGATGCCATTGCTGAATACGAACTGGGCGAGCGCAAAACACAGTTTGAAGGCACACTGGATCAACTGTACAATCAACACTTCCGGACCTTTATTGAGTACAACCGCCAAGATACCTTGCTGTTGGACAAACTGGACAAGAAATTACGCTTCTTGGAACTGGCCAGCGAACTGGCACATGCCAACACTGTGCTGTTGGCCACCACAATGGGTGCTGTGGCTGTGACTGAACAGGCCATCATTAACGAAGCACACGAACGTGGCATGGTTGTGCCCAATCGACAACAGCGACTCACTGACGAGGATACACAGGCAGCAGGTGCTTACGTGGCATATCCTCGCAAAGGATTACATGAATGGATTGGCTCAGTGGACATCAATTCATTGTATCCGTCAGCGATTCGTGCGTTGAACATGGGACCAGAAACCATTATAGGTCAACTGCGTCCGGTGATGACTGACCGATACATCCGGGATAAAATGGCCAAGGGTGACTCATTTGCG